CGCTCGGGATCTTCGGGAATACGGGTATAGGCTCCGTGACTTTCGGCGCCGCTGCAACCTGGGCCAAAGTCCTCGATTTTGAAACCCAGGTCGCAACTGCAAACGCTCTTCTCGGAGCGATGGCCTACCTGACTTCGCCGGGAGTCCGCGCAAAATGGAAGGCCGCCGTCAAGATCGCTGGATCGCAATATTCCGACTTCCTGTGGCAGGGTGGCAATAACCTGGGCGAAGGCCAGGTCAATGGGTATAAGGCGGTCGCCACAAATCAGATACCGGCAACCGGAACGTACGCTCACAGAGTAGTGTTCGGCAACTGGGCTGACCTGATCCTGGCAGAATGGGCCGGCATCGATGTGGTTGTCGATCCCTACTCCCTAAAGAAACAGGGTCAGATCGAAGTGACGATCACCCTTTGGACGGATATTGGAGTTCGCCATGCCGGCAGTTTCACCATTTCTGCTGACTCCGGCGCGCAATAACAGCCGTTAATGATGAGGTGATTCCATGAAAAAGAAAGCCAGGATCATAGCGGAAACGGGAATCAGGGGAAAGACTCATTATGTTGATGAAATTGTGGAAGTGGACATTGATACACTCTACGCCCTGAAGTCCAACAACAAGGCTGTCGAACATATCGAACCCGAACCTGAGGGAGAACCCGAAGGGGATGATAAGGATCTGCCTGAAGGCGATGAGAAGGATTCGCCTGAAGGCGTTGAGGAAAATGTGACAGACGTCCACGATGGTGGCTGAAATTTCTGCCTCTGGTAAGGATTGGTCATCGTAAAAATTTAAAAACATAGGAAGGAGGATAATTCAAAATGCCTAAGATAATAGATTTCAACTCCGAAGTAAGCTGCCTGGAACTTTTCAGGTCAGACAATAGAACTGCAACTGGCAACGGCTCGGGCGTTGACACCCTGGGATATGAGGGGAAACTGAAAATAACGCTCGATATCGGAACAGTGACCGGTACAACCCCGACACTCGACGTCAAGATTCAGGACTCTGCAGATAACTCCACGTTCGCGGATTTGAGTCCTGCCGTGGCGTTCGCTCAGCAAAATGCCGCAGGCATTAATCATCTCGGCCTCGATATCCGGACAGTCAGGCGTTATGTCCGTGCCGTGGCGACTCTCGGTGGCACTTCACCGAACTTCAACTTCGCGGTGCTCGCCTACGGCCAGAAGCAGACGCTGTAAGGATAAGGATTCTACTTGCCAGGTGCCGCCTTCTGAACATGAGCCTCTTCCGGAGGGCGGCGTTCTTTACCAAGATAAAGGATAGCGCCCATGAATGGATTTATCACGATAAAAGAGAAAGACTGGGAAGGCATGGACGATAAGCAGAAATTGTGGGCCATATATAACACCTTGCAAACGATGGACGGTAGGATGAAGACGCTGGAAAGACGGCCTATCACGGACAAATGTTTTGCATTTTGCGGCGGCATTATCGGCGGATTTCTGGCCGCCCTGGGTATCAAATACGGCGGTCACTGATTGCGGGACTGATAATTGTGGACCATATACCGGACAATTGTCCAAGGAGAGAAAAGACATGATCGCATCATTGATAGGGGCCCTGCTGGGCGGCGCTTTCCGCTGCATCCCTGAAATTTTGAACTTCTTTGACAAGAAAAACGAGCGCGCCCATGAACTCTCCATGCAGGACAAACAGATGGAGTACGCCAAGATTCAGGGCGAGCAGAAGCGCGAGGAGATCGGAGCGCAGAGCCAGGCCGATTGGGACAAGGGTACGATCGATGCCCTGAAGGAGGCCATCACGTCCCAGAATATTTCGTTCCAGAAGACGGGATATGCCATCGTAGATTTTCTCATGGCTCTCGCGGTCTTCATCTCTTCGACCATCCGGCCCGCCGTGACCTACATTGTCGTCGGCCTTTATTGCGGCATGAAAATTTGCTTGGTGATCGCTGCATATCAGGCGGGATCCGGCTTCGTGGAGATAGCGAAGATCCTCTGGACCGAGCAGGACCAGGGCGTGCTGACAGGCATCCTCAACTTCTGGTTCCTGGGCAGGGTCTTTGACAAGGCGAAAGGATCCTCATGAATAAGGTGGCCCTGACCCTCGAGATGCACTTCGAGGGCTATCATGAGATTCCCTATTACTGTCCCGCTGGACTTCTGACGGGCGGCTATGGACACGCCTTCAAGAGAGGCGAGCCGGTTCGGCCGTTGCCGAAAGAAGAGGCGAGAAGGGTTCTGGAGAATGACCAACTGGCCGCGGAGAGATCGACGTTTCGCCTCTGTCCGGTTCTGCTCATTGAATCCGAGAGCCGCCAGGGTGCGATAATCGATTTTGTGTTCAACCTGGGCGGCGGAAGACTACAGGCGTCGACGTTACGGCGGCGGATTAATCAGCGGAGCTGGCCGGAGGTGGGGCGCGAGCTCCGAAAATGGGTGCGCGGAGGAGGCAGGATCCTGCCGGGCCTGGTCCTCAGACGTGAATCGGAGGCGAGGCTGGTCTCATGTCACTGAATGACGAAATGGCCGCTGACATCATGAACGTCAAGTACAACACGGACGAACTGGCCCGGACCGTCACCTACACGCCGCTTGTCGGCAATGCGAAGCAGATTGCAGCGATCTTTCATTATGGATCACCGGATGGATACAAAGGCGCAGATGCATTCAATACAGAGGCGCAGATGGAGATCCAGGCGAACGACGCATATGGCGTCGCCAATCCGCAGTCAGGGGAAACCATAACCATCGGCTCCGCGACATGGAAGGTCATGGACGCCGTTCTCTCCGAGTCCGGCCTGGAATGGCAATGCACAATCAGCAGGGTGACGCGGTGATCTATGGGTGAATTCTTTATCGATACTGAGAAAGGCGAACTGGGGCTCGAGGAATGGAAGGGAATTCTCGACCGGTTTCCCGATTATGCGGAGACGGCCGTCGCCTCAGCGCTCAAGAGCGAAGGCTGGCGCCTGCAGCAGATCATTAAATATGCAATGCTGCGGGGCGGCGCTGAAGGTGGATGGGCGCCTTTGAGTCCTCATTATTATCCTCTCATGATGGCGAAGAATCGGGAAAGGGCCAGGGCAGCCAAGATTGCGAGAGGCGTGAAAGTTCGCGGCCGGAGCAAACGGCCCGAATATGTCGTAATGGAGCAAGGCGGTCCTTACGGTTTGAAGCCCATGCGGAAACTCGCAAACGCCGTCAGGTACGCCTATGACAAGACGATCAAGACCGTCACGATCGGCTTTTTGGATCAGAAAAAACGTGGCATGGCAAAGAAGCAGGCAGAGGGATTCAAGATCTCTGTAACGACGAGGATGAGAAGAATGCTGTTTGCGGCCGGATTTCCTCTCGCCAAGGGCACGACGGAATTGACCGTCCCGCCGCGTCCAATTGTCGCGCCGATATTTGCCCGCGAACAAAAGAATATCGTTCAAAATATACGACTCAAGATCCTGGACAATATCAAGCGATATGTATCCGGGAAATTCAAATGGTCAGGCGGTGATTTATCAGCATGAGCGAAGCATTAGTCAGGGCACAGATCGTGAGCATCATGCAGGGCGTCGCCGGCATCGGCATCGTTCATGACTATGAGCGGTGGACGCGATCGCTCGCAGAATTTATCACGTTCATGACATTGTCAGGCCACGTCAATGGTTGGATGGTCCACAGGCAGTCCACGCCCGCTGCATACGACACCGTCGCAAGTCTCCGGCTGACGCATACCTACAAGATATCGGGAATTGGTGAGTTGGACGATGCGAATGCATCGGAAAGGACATGGCAGGCGTTGACCGAGGCAATCTTCGCCGCTTTCAAGTCGAACATAACTCTGAATGGCGCCGCTCTGAGGCACCTTCAGATACAGATAGACAACGTGGACACGATGGACTATGGCAGTCGGCTCTTTCATACGGCCGAACTGAGCCTTGTCGTCGAGGAAAAGGTCATGGTCTAAAGGAGGCAGCAATGGAAGAAGGTATGCTGGATAACGTCAGGACAGGGCAGACCGTCTATGTCGATAAAGACGGTCATCCCGTGGATCCGCCGAAGAAGGAAGAACCGGAAGAAGTAACCCAGATGGAACAAAAATAGAAAATAAAGGAGGCGACTCAGAAGATGATACTCGAACGCACACAATTAGCCTGCAAGATAGAAGCAACGGAAGGTACAGCAGAAACTCCTGCCGGGGTAGACTGCATCCTTGCGATAAATCCCGTTTTCAAGCCGACCATTGCCATGAAAACGAGGGAGAATGTTGCCGCTTCATTTTCACCGTGGTCACAGGTTCCCGCTGCCCGGCAAGCGGTTATCGACTTTGATATTGAGCTCAAAGGATCGGGTACACTGGGGACGGCCCCTGCTTTGGGCAAGTTGCTCAAATGCTGCGGGCTTGGAGAAACGATAAACGCCGGCGTATCTGTTATTTATGCACCAGCCTCCACAGGCATTTCGTCTATGACCTTCTCGCTCTATAACGACGGTGTGCTTTATAAAATGTGGGGCGCGAGAGGCAACGTATCATTGAAGGCTGTAAAGGGTGAATTCGGCCTGTTCCACTTTACCTTCACGGGTGCCGACTTCTCGGTAACAGACGTTACGATGCTGTCCTCCGGTATTGCATATGAAACGACGAAGCCACAGCCATTCCAGGGAGCCGGGTCATTCACCATTGATTCCTACGCGGCACTGATCTCGAGTTTTGAGTTCAATATGAACAACGTGGTCACCTTGCGACCTGACATCACTCAGTCCAGTGGAAATAAATCTGCCGTGATCACTAACAGGAATCCATCCTTAATCATTGACCCGGAAGGGATCACGGTTGCCACCTATGATTTCTTCGGGAAATGGAGGTCAGGGAATGAAGGCGCATTGGCCGGTGCGGCGTTCGGAGCGACCGCCGGGAATATCTGCACGATAACAGCGCCGAAAGTGCAGTACACCGTCGGCTCATTAGCGGACCGCGGCGGCGTGAGGTCTTTTGGGATAACCTGTCAACTGAACCGCAGCGCAGGCGACGACGAAATCTCCATTGCATTCACTTAGAATCCGTTCACTTCGTAGAGGCGCACTTAAAAGAAAGGAAAAGCATGCAAGCAAAGAGATACACAATCGGCGACAAAGCCTACAGCCAGAATAAGCTCGTGCTCGGCCAGATCGCTCAAATTGTCGAATATCTTGAGAAGGAAAATATAGAGTTTACGAACGTCTCACCAGTGGGCGTCATAAAGACACTGGGGAACCAGGGACTGGCGCGGTGTCTTGCAATCATACTCGTGCCAGACGGGGTCTCGATTCAAAATAAAAATATTGATGAGCTCGAAAAGGAGCTCTTCTGGGCTATGGACGGCGAGGCGGTAATGGAGATCGCCACCGATTTTTTTTACTTCAACCCCGTCTTCTCTCTCTTCAAAAAGGCGAAGGAACTGATGGCGAACGTGTTGGCGGGGATGACCGCAGGAGTCCAGGAGAATGGATCAGAGAAATCATCCGAGACCTCTGCCACGGAGACATCACAAAAAGAGACTGGGTTACCTGGAACGTCACAATAGCCGACGCCGTAGAATGGGCCACCTATATAGCGGAGAAGCGGTATGAATGGTTGACCCTCATCAATAAATGGATCGGCGGTGATGATGAAGAAAAGAAAGAAATGCCGAAGAAGCAGTGCAGCGATCCCCTCATATGTTCAATGTGCGGAAGATCCTGCAGCTCGAGGGTTTCTCCTCTCGTAGTTCACTGAGGTCATAAATGGGTGACAATGACGTCTTAATACAGATAAAGGCCGACGTCGCGGACATCAACGCGAAGCTCACCGACATCAAAGGCAACATCTCCAAAGTTACTGACGAGACCAAGAAGATGGGATCGGACAGCAAGTCCAGCTGGGAGATGTTTGCGGCCGGAATTGCCTCCACCGTCTACCTCGTTCAGCAAGCCATCCAGAAAATGCAACAGATGGTTCAGTTCGTAGGCGATTTGGCGAATGCTTATGGTCAGGCTGAATTGTCGGGAATAAAACTGAATGCCGTTCTCGCCGCTCACAATGTCGGCGACCTCACGGAAGCATACAAGGAATATGCAAAAGAGGTCGAAGACCTCACCGGGATCCATCATACCGAAATCGAAAACCTGCAGACTGTCATGACCACCATGGGCGTGTTGCCATCGCAGATGAAGGATGCCACCCAGGCGGCGATAGCCCTTCACAACGTATTCGGGAAGGATCTGACGTCATCGGCGGAACTCGTGGCGCAGGCCATGGAGGGAAACTTCCGCGGTCTCCAGAGACTGATCCCGCAACTGAAGGGCGCCGAAACCGGGTCGATATCGGCAGCGCAGGTCCTGGACATATTGAAGAACTCGCTCGGCGACGTCAATGAGCAGGTGAGCGAAGCATATGTCACAAAAGTAGAGAAATTCAACTCTGCATGGAAAGATTTCAAGGAAACTATCGGTGACAAACTGGTGCCGGTTCTGACCAAGGCGCTCGACCTGATGACAGACATTGTGAAGAAAACGCCATCGCTCCTAAAGATGGCCTTGATGAATCCCGGAGAGGTGCTGCCGTTGCCCGGCGAACCCGGTTCCGTAACATCACCGGCCAAAAGCACCGATGCGGCGTTGAAGGCGGGTGACAAGAGGTTCGTTAAGCCTCCGTCCCACCTTCTCGATGCCCTAATGAAGCAGTGGCGGGAGAAATCGCCGCAGCTGCAGGCCCAGACTTTTGCGGACACCGCATTATTCGGCGAAGGGACGGGCGTGACCGGGGATTTGTCACAACAATTTAATGACATGATGTCGCCGATCG